ATTAACTGCTGCCGTGGCCGTGGGAAAGAAGTTTATTGATTGGGCCAAAGAAGCCGAAAGTGAAGCAAATAACTTCAATATTATCGCTGCAAAACAAGATGCCATTCTGAAATCAACCGGCGACCAGGTAGATATGACTGGCAATCAATTGATGGATATGGCTGAAAAACTTTCCAGGTTGAATGGTATCGAGGATGATAATGTCATCAATGCCCAGTCTTTGATGCTTACCTATCAAAATATTGGTGGAAGTATTTTCCCTAAAGCAATTCAAACTGCTATCGATATGTCGACCACGTTTGGTGGTCTGGAAAGTTCGTCAAAATCTTTGGGAATGGCGCTCAATGACCCCGTTGGAAGCCTGACAAAATTGCAAAAAGCCGGGATCAAATTTTCCGACGATCAAAAGGAATTGATCCAGAATTTTGTCGATACTAACCAAATAGCTCAGGCTCAAGAGGTCATTCTGGATGCTGTGAATGCAAAGGTTGGCGGAACTGCAGCAGCAATGAATACCGCCAGTGATGGAAGTACTGACCTAAAAAACGCTCAGAAAAATCTCAATGAAGTTATGGGTGAAGATTTTGTTCCCATTGCCAGAGCCTGGAATGAGTTCTGGGCAGGTTGGGATAACCATATGGCCGATAATAAAAAATCCACAAATGAAGATAGCCTGGCAATGGCCGCCTGGTCAAATTCCCTCCAATATGAATTGGCAGCAGCTAAAGCATCCTCCCAAGATGAACTATTCGCCGTTGCCGACGGTACCAGTGAAGCTGCCAAAATATTTATAAAGAATTACGAAGATATGATGCAAAGTACCGATAACTGGGCCAAAACCTTTGTATCCGCCGGAGACACAGTTACCAGTGGTTTGCTTTCGGAAGAAGATGCTATTGCTGCTGTAAAAGCCGGAATCAGCGGTACATTACTTAAGGCCGAACAAACTTATGCTGAAACAACTAAAGACCTGACAACCGAGCAGGATAAGTTAACAGAATCATTGAAATGGCAAAAGGATGTCTATGCCGAGGCACCGCAGAAGATCATCGATCTAAAGGATCAACTGGCTCTTTATAAAGAAGAAATGCTCGAAAGCGGGAATACTTCCGGAGATCTGGCCACCAAAATAAATAAAACCCAAAAGGCTCTGGATGATGAAAAAAATGCGCTGGCAGCCGGACCGGGCGCGATCGCCGGGTTGAACAACAGCCTGGATGAAAATAAAACAAAGCAAGAACAAGCTGACGAGGCTATTCGTAAAACCACGGCGGATATGATCTACCAGCAAATTGCTTCCCATTTGGATTCAGATGCTCAACTTGAATTAGGACATCATATGGGTATTTTGAGCGACGCTGACTATAACCTTTACAAGGGTTTGGAATTAATTATCAATAAATATCCAGAGAATGATAAAGGATTAATCAACAATGCGGATTCAATGAGACAGGCGACACAAGAAGCGGAGAATTATTATGATGGTTTAGTAAATATTTTCAATTTACCCGCTGAAAAAACGATCCAATTAAACGTTGTCTCAAATTATTCTGGAGTGCCTTATACCGGGCAAGAGGTTGACAGTGATACGCCAAGATACACCTATACCGCAACAGGTTCATCTTCTGCTGGAGAAAAAGCAGCCAATGGCGCAACATATACGGGTGTCGTTTCCGGTGGAAAATATCAAGTTGCAGATTCAAAAGCAACAGGAGGCGGATTTAGTTACACTTCAACACCTCCCTCAAATAAGGCACTCGGCGGTTTATTTGGTGCCGGAGAAGTGATGATGGTGGGCGAAAAAGGTCCTGAGCCGGTTGTATTTAATCAACCAGGACAAGTTTATCCCACTGGAAGTTTGGGAGGAAACGTTACTATCATCGTCAACGGCGCTGGGGATCCGGACGCTGTGGCGAACAAGGTGATGCAGAAAATCAGGCTACAGAGGATGGGTAAATAATGACTGACACCGTTGCTTTGCAGGTGCTGCTGGACAGCGTGGACGTGACCGGGAACGTGGACTTGAACGAGCACGTGATCACGGTCACTTCGGCTATCAACGAGGAGCTGGACACGCTGGACATCCAGATCAGCGATAAGAACGGCACGGCAGTGAGCGGCTGGCAGGATATCCGGGTGAAGGATGGCGACAATAAGCTATTCGGCGGGTTCACGATGACTCCGGTGAAATCGGCAGCGACGAACTTGACCAAAAATAAATATCTGGTGGGGGCTTCGGATTACGGCGCTTACCTGAAGAAAGTCTATTACCAGGGGAGTTTTACGGCTCAGACGGATAAACAGATCATCGCGGCGGTATTCGCAGCCAGCCCGGAACTGGCGGATTATGACGCCTCGAGCTGCGTGACCGCCGTGCGCACCATCCCCTCGAAGACATTCAATTTGATCGCAGTATACGACATCATCGCCTGGCTGGCGACCCAAAGCGGCGCCAGGTGGTATGTGGATTATGACAAGAAATTGCATTATTTTGGCGCCGTGCAGGATATAGCGCCGTTTGCGGTCAACACCGATCTGACAGATGCAGCCAATGCGCACGCCGAGAACGTCTCGGTGAATGTGGATGCGACGGATGTGGTGAACGAGATCGAATTGATCGGCGGAAGTTCGCTGGGGGCGGACCTGACCTATCTGTTCACGAAAGTGGGCAACGGGGTTGATCTGTACCTGGATAAGAAACTGAGCGCCTGGTCGACGGCCAGCAAGATCGTGGTACGGCGCAACGACGGCGGGGCGACCACCAACCTGGTGGTGAATCCATCGTTTGAGACCAATATCACGGACGGATGGACTCAGACACAGGCCGGCACGGGCGCTGTGTGGGCTCAGGACACGACCAAATACAACAAGGGTACTAAATCCCTAAAGATCACGGCAGGTACGGCCCAGAGCAAGGCCCAGGCAGCCACAACGATCAACCTGGCGCCGGGGGAGCCACTGAGCGTGCAGGCTATGACCTACTGCGCCACTGCCGGCATGGCCAGCATCGCCATCTATGACACGGTTGGCCTCGTCGCGTTGATCGAGCAGGTAAACCGCAATACCAGCGCCTGGGAGCAATTGACGGCTACCTATATCAACAATACGGCAGCGGCATTGACCCTGCGAGTGGAGTTGCACAACAATGCGGTGGATTCGACGACGGTGGCCTATTTTGACGGAGTGCAGGCTGAAAAACTGGCCTGGCCGAGCGCCTACTGCGACGGCTCTCTAGGCACGGGGTACGCCTGGACAGGGACGGCGAACAACTCCACATCGACAAGGGTGAATATGGCGGTGTGGACGACCTTGACGGTCAAGACCGGCAACTCTGACACGCTGGGGGCACGAAATGAGGTGCTGTACTACGAGAGCGAAGCCAGACTAAGCCAGGAAACCTACTGGCCAACGCTGGCGGATGCTATCAGCATCGATGGAAGGATAGAGACCCCGGTGCATGTGGTGGCGAGGAACTTTGCCAGCTTTCAGCATTACGGAAAGTGGATGAAGACCGTGATCACGGATACCAGCATTACCGACCCAATCGTGGCGCGGATCCGCTGCGCCACTGAATTGCTGCAGAATGCCTTTGAGACCGAATCCATCTCGTTCGATGTACGTAAACCGGGACTGCGGGCCGGGCAAACGCTGGCGGTCGACCTGCCGGTGCGCGGAGTGAGCGGAAATTATTTGATCAACCGGGTGACCACCACCATCGGGGTGGGCGGACACATTTCGAGCCATGTGGAAGTTGGGGACGGCACGGATACCCTGGTGAGCCTGCTGATGACGCTGAAGAGCGCTCAGGCGATCAGCGACAGTGATATTTCCGCGGACGAGATCCTCAACCGGGCGCTGGACTTCACGGATGAGTTCGGATTTGAAGACCTGGGCGTGACGGTGAGCGGTACGAAGGGACCCTATTTGTATGATGTGGGACTGGCAGATTATTCGACGTATGGAGCTGAATAAAATGAATCATTTTATTGGTATGGAAGATCAGTTGTGCAGGGTCGAGGGAATGGTGACAGTGAGCGCATTCAAACCGGGGGTAATCGGCCGGCTGATGGGTTTTGGTATGCCGTTGAGGGAGGCGATCCAGATCGCGACACACGCCGGCAGAATGAAACATCAGGTGAAGATGCACAATCTGACCACAACCTCCGGGAGGCAGTTTATCGCCAGAAGGATCAGCGGGCAGGAATCAGCGGGGTTGACCTATATCGCCTTCGGCACGGGAACGACCGCACCTGTGGTATCAGATACCCAGTTGGTGACAGAAACCTTGCGCAAGGCGCTGACGGAATGCACTCAGGGGGATATTTATGTTTATTCGAGTGTTTTCCTGCTGGCCAGCGAGTGCAGCTTCTACATCCGTGAAGGTGGTCTGTTCGGTGGGATGGCTGCCAGCCTGACGGCGAACAGCGGATCGATGCTGTGCCGTTTTTTGGTGGGATATGACAACTCGGTGGATCAGGATGATCTAACCATCCAGCATACCGGTGAGGTGATGCTTTGAAAACTAGATTGCTTGCTGATTATTCGCAACCCCCTATTAAAACCAAGGGGGCAGGTGACAACAAAAGAAAGGATTTGCTATGACCCCAATACCCATGACACCCAACCAGGTGTACAAAAGCTCCCACCTAAAAGGGATTGGTGAGATCGGCAATGCCAGTACATTCTTAACTCCGACGACGAGTTATGCCAACCTGGTGGCCGCACCTGCAAGCGGAATTTTGCGGGTGAACCAGATTGCGATCAAAAATATCGATACAGCGGTAACCACCGACTTTTATCTCAAAATCGTGTGCTCAGGTACAGATTACCTGGTGATGAACCCCTCATTGATACCCGGCGAACGATTTATTGTGAATTTTCCTTTTTTGCTGGATTCTACAACATCGATCCAGGCCAAAGTAGCAGCTACTTGCGCGGCCAGGATCACAGCAAGCTGTGTGGCATGGGAAGGTGAAATGGGGTTGGTGAACTTCTCGGGGGTCTCCTGGACTGATGTGCTCACCGTCCCATCCGGACACGCTTATTCGTTATTGGCTTATGCCCTGCAAAATTCTGACACAGCCAGCCAAACGATCAGCCTGCAGATCATCGATGGATCGAGCAATGTGAAATGGTCAGAATCCCGCACCTTAGGACCCGGTGAAGTCTGGATCAACGATGAAAACGTAGTTCTGGCCGCTGGTTGGAAGCTGCAGGTCAAACAAGGCGCCGCCAGCAAAACGGGCAGCGCCATGGCAAGCTATTTGGAAGTGACGCCATGATAAGCACAAATTCAATTTACTGGATCAACCCGGAATGGAATTTATACCGGATCTTCGATAAGCTT